AATTCATTCATGGTCTTACCATCATACTCAGGTAATTTCATTTCATAATTACTAAAATCATTAGGATAAGTCAATGTCTTACCAGTTTCTTCATTTTTGTAGACTCTAATATCTACAAAATCTTCATTCTCCCATTCAGAATCAATGTAGCATGGATCACAAATCATCAACTGACCTGAGTCCACAGCCACATGTCCTAGAAGAACTTTTGTTACAGTTTTTGCCATAGCATTTGTTTTGGTTAATAAAAAAATTTAACTCTAGTCTTTCCCAGTGTCACAGACCTATTCCCTGTAGGCAACCTTTAGCACGGTTTTTAGTTGCTCATCATATTAGCACCCTCATATGTAGGGTCAAGCTGAGAACTCATTCGCGTTGTTGGGACGTCCTGGTACTTAAACCTTTACTACCCACTTTTTATGCAGCATTCCTTTCTCAAGGGAACAACACGTCCAGCATTACTGCTGATATTTTGTTTATACTCCTCAATGTTTTGGAGTCCAATCTATTCTTGGTAGTCAACAGTATGGCTTTAGCCACCTCGATTGCTTGTACTTCACATTACACATTTCTGTACTATAAAAGTATAAAAGGTGTAATCTGATTGACGTTGAATACTTGTGGATTGCGACTGATTATCTTTAAATATTTTTGTAATTGTATTTTAAAATACGTATATTCTAGTGAAGACCCATTCTGATTATGCAAAAAAAATCAAGCAGATTAGCATCAACACAAATCATCATTGAATATTTAGAAAAGTTTAAGGATACGCCTTCTAAATCAATTGCACGTAAAATTTACAATGAAAATTCTGGATTCTTTGATGATTTTGAAAGTGTATATACCAGAGTTAGGTATTATAGAGGTCAAAAAGGTAAAAAATCTAGAAATTATAAATGTGAATTTTCACATCTTAGAAAAGAACTAAAAGCTAATATTATGCAAAACTTTCAGACAATGCCATCTTCTTTAAAAGAAAAGCGTGGCACATTTACTTTCCCAACAGGTTGTAAAAAACTTGCTATTATAGGTGATTTACATGTCCCATTTCACGATGAAGATGCAGTTGAAACAGCTCTTGACAAAATTGAGTCAGAGTCTGTAGACAGTATTCTTATCAATGGAGACTTATTAGATTTCTACCAACTTTCTTTTCATGAAAAAGATCCACGCAAAGTGAAATTTAAAGATGAAATAGAAGCAGGTAAACAATTTTTTGGATACATACGCTCAAGATTTCCTGATATTCCAATATACTTTATACCTGGTAATCATGAAAACAGATTTGAAAGATACTTAAGAATCAAATCTGCTGAACTCCTTGATATGGATGAGTTCAGATTGGATGTTATACTTAAAGTTGCAGAACACAGAATAGAATATATACCATTTAGAACCAAAGTTGTATTTGGTGATTTTCTTATTGAGCATGGTGATAAAATTCCAGGTGCTGGAGGAGTAGTTCCTGCAAGAACAGCACTTATGAGATTCAAAACCAATTGTGTTGTAAATCACTTTCATAAAAGTTCTCAAAGTTCTCAAAGAGTTTATGGAACTGAAGATTCAAAATCAATTAATGGCTACAGCGTGGGATGCTTATGTGATTTATCTCCAGACTATATGGAAATAAATGAATGGAATCATGGATTTTGTATACTTACCAAAATAAATAATACAGTAGCAGTGGATAATTACAAAATAGAAAATAACATAGTAGTATAATGTTTCTACCTATTCTATTTAAAGATCCAGAAAATGGTGATTATATTGAGCACATCAATATAACACACATAACACGCACATCTTTTGTGAATGTAATGAATCCTGATGCAGGAACTAAAATACATCTAAGAACAGGGGAAGTACTAACAACCCCTGTTTCTATGGATATTGTACAAACAAAAATTGATGAATGTTTTAGCTCAGCTGCTGCAATGGTTATATTTAATGTTATTGCAGAAAAAGCAAAATTTCTTAAAGAAGATTCTGACATCAACGATTAGCCTGCAGTCTACCTAATTTTACTATTAACTGCTCATTGTTAGACTTTAAGTCTTTGTTTCTATTCTCTAAGTCTGCTATGGTTTGTTTTTGCTTTTGAGTCTTGAGAATCAACGCACCAACTTGCGTAAATTTCATTTGTTGTTTTAAATCTTCAATATGAGAAGATAAATTGTTTATTTGAGACAACAATTTGTTGTTCTCTTCAGTCAATTTTTTTACTCTTTCTTTTTCCCATAAGAGTTTCTCTTGACATGATTTTGGATGCAATGATATCAATGGTTCTTCCATAATACATATTAATTAAAACCTCTACTAGAATGAATCATGGCTTGTATCTTTTGTTCTTGTAACCAAGCCATAAGTTTAAATAGTTTTTTCATTGTTATAGGTTTTTGTAAATACTAATGTGCTTTATAATGCACCCTAAAGGGTATAATTGTCCTTTTTATGACTCATTTATACCTGAAAGGGTATTAAAATGCACTTTATATTGTGATTTTATATGCAATTGCATCAGTTTTTGTGTTTTTACACCTGATTATATGCAATATAATATGATTTTGTCAACCTATAGCCTTAAAATTTTGAAAAAATATCAGCCTATAGGTTGAAAAATGTCCAGTTTTTTGCACAATTTACTGGACAAATTACTCAGGTAAATTGATACCCATTGCTCTTTTTAAGTCCTGCCAGACTGCTTCTGCGTTATCTCCCCAGAACATATCACATGTAAAACTTGTATCAGTTTTCTCATATGGTGGTTCTAAAAAGTATGATTGCCAATGATCATTTGCTTGTGCTGTGTATCTTCTACACTTTTCTTTTACTGGACAGTCAAATCCATGACATTTAGTTATATCTGACATAACTTTAATTTAAGAGATTAAAAATCCAATGGTTATCCCTGCTAATAAGTGTAACACATTGATCAACCACTGTGGATACTTTTTACAATTCATATCTTATGCATTAAAATTTCACCTTTTACTTCATTTAAGAACTGCCTTTGCTGCTCGCACCATTTACCAATGTAAGTGTTCAAGTCAGTAAAAGGCAATTGCTTAATCATTTCATCAACAGTAATCAAAGCAAGTTGAATATGTTGCTCACCTAGATAACCATCTCCAAATGTCCAGTAGAATCTATCTACTAATTCATCTGCTTTCTGCTTTGCTGTCATCTAACTCCTTAATTACTTTATTGATAATGTAATTTGACACTTTGTACTTACTCTTTATGTAAGACTTAATGATTTTGTCACTAAATAGTTTCCAATCTTTGTTATTGGAAATAATGTCATTCTTTATGATTTCTGATTTTAGACTCATACTCTTTTACTTCTGATTTTAATCTTTCAAGATACAAGCAAAGATCCATTGCCTCTTCTTGTGCGTGTGTAAGCCATTCAGACATTGTCAAGTCTGTGCGATTGAGCATTGTACCATACTTTTTGATACCTAATTGACTTCTTTTGTAGAATTTTCCCATTACGCTAAGCACAATGGGATCTTCTACTTTAACTTTCTTTTTTTGGTCTTCGCTCATTGGAACATTTGTATTAGATATAAAACAATCAGAGGTGCTAAGATAACTAATACTGCATCACCATACAAATCTCCTAAGTTTGGTTTTCTACTACTCATCTTATTCTGATTTAATTATACCTGTGTTCTTCCATTCTTTCCAGACTTCAAAGTCTTTCAACTTCTCCATCTGTTCTTGTTGCCATTTAGCACCAAATTCTACTGCTAACCTATATGAATGAGGTGTTGGAGAATCTAAATATCTTTCTTTTGCTTCTTCAAGTGTTTCTTGGTTCATCTATTTAGTTTTAACTGGTTTTTTAACTGGTGCACTAAACTTTTCAAAACATTGATTACAAACCCAAACACCCATTTCTTGCATTTCAGATCTTGGCTTTTCTAAATGGCAATTGTAACATTTCTTTTTTATCTCTGCCATTTTATTTTGGATTAAGTGCTTGCTTTACTACTTTTCCTCTGAAAGGTTTTACTAAGTTAAACACTTCATAGGATTCTTCTTCTGCCCATGTAATAATTTCTTCTTCACTATCCATATTGTAATCATGAATAAAAAAAGATTGATGCATTAATTCATGCATAATCAAACCCATAGTAGAAATATCATCTTTGCATCTTGTAAGATTGATAAATACATAACGTGCGTCATCCTTACCGTAATCTCCAGATTCTTTTGGTACAAAATTGCACCATCCTGCAATATAAGAACTGTCAGGAGTGTTGTGATGCGTAATGCATTCAGATATTGTCAATCCATGCATTTCATTTACATCAAAATAGTCAAAAACATCACAAGGATCATAACTTAACAATAAGATATAGGTTCCTCTAAAAATAGTTATCATCATGTTTACTTGTTTAGGGGTACAGTATCATATATTTCCAAAGATACTGGTATAATACCAGCTTTTGTAAAGTTTAGTTTCTTTGCACACCCATAGCTAAGATCTACAATAAACCTTGAAGACTTTGGTAGTCTGTCATTTACTTTAACATATATAACTGAATCAGTCCTTAAGTCTGTGACTTTAAGCAATGTTCCAAACTTATATGTTTTGTGTGCACAAGTAAGACTGTCTGCATAAAAAGTTTCTCCTGATGCTGTCAATCTTCCTGTCCAATGCTGGCCATAATAACTTGCTGTACCTTCTACAACAAAAAATCTGAATCCTAATAAACTAAAGATTCCTGATAGTACTAAAAACATTTTCATTTTTCTCTCCTTTTTTCTAAGTAATCAATAATAAATCCAATAGCAACAAGCACATTCATTCCAAATGATGCTATTATTTCATGGATGTCTTCATATACGTTCACTGATAAGTGAACATGACCCACCATCCAGAATGGTATGGACAAGTTTTGACTTATCCACACCACTAGATATTTAAGAAAGTGCTTCACAATTACTTTTGATTAGACACTGTATTAAAGGCTGCTGTACTGCCTGTCATTTTAAATTCATAGATTTCTGTATCACAAGTAGTATCATTAACTCTAATTCTCACAACAGAGGCAGCTTTAAAATCAGCTAAAAACTCTGGGTCTGTGTTAAGATCATCTACCATAAAAACTGTTTTACGGTTTTCAGATACATTACCTTTTGTATAATACTTTTGATACTCTCCATTAACTAGAAAAGAAATATCTACATTAACAGCTTCATCACAGATATATACTCCACCCATATAGAATGCAATTCCATTATAGTTTTCTAATTTAAGATATGCATCTTGACCATCTTGTGTATATGCTATGTAATATGGAGTATCAAATCCATTGTCAATCTTTTTACTCACCCATTGTGAAAAAGATGTAGTTGTAAATAATGTAACTGTTGCCAAGGCTAATAATAAACTTTTCATTTTTTTTGATTTTTTAAATTAATACTAATCACCCTCCTCATTGTTTACCCCTTTTGTTTTAACTTTTGCCTTTTGTTTTTCACGTCTTTGAGCAGGTGTATCTTCTGCTTTTTTCTTTTTGCGATATGGAGTGGCAACTTTAACTCCATTTAAAATATGTATCTCGTCTTGTTCCATGGTATCACTTCATCTTTTAGTTCTAAAAATTCTTTGATTCTTTCTGCTTTGTAACCTGATTTGTAACGCAGTGCTTCACCTCCATACTGAGAAATTTTATCCTCTTGTATATCAGGACGCCATAAAAGATTCTCACCAGGTAACTCATTGTCCAAATTGTACTGATGTTTATCTCTGCTGTGTGTAAGAAAGATAACTTCTGACTTAACAAGATGCTTATACTTTCTATCTACAAAGGCATCAACACCCTCAAATAAGATTCTGTACTGTTCTAACCATCCATCTGTGACAATCACAGGAGAAAAGTTGATATGCACGTCATAACCTGCTTCAATAAAATCATTGATAGCTTTAATTCTATCTATAATCTTACTTGTATTTGGTTCTAAAATCTTTGCATAAGGTATTGGCATAAGACTAAATCTGATTCTAATTTTACCTTCAGGGTTAAACTCTAAAAGTTTATTGTTTACATGTTTAGTTGCAAAAGAACCCATGGCACGTTCATGATTTTTAAAGAACTCAAATATTCTTTGCCAATCATGGTATTTGGCATGTAGTGCAAAATCTTCATTACAAGATATATCATATGTAATATACTCGTCATGTGTTTGATTTGGCTTTTCAGTTGTATCAAACCATGCATGACTGTTAATCTCTGTAAGAATATCAGTTACACTGCTTTTGTCTGCAATGGTAAGTCCTTCTGGTTTGTGACGTTTCATGTAGCAGTAGCCACAGTTGTAC